CAACCTCACAAGACTTGTCTCTGAATAAGAACCATTCTCAGTATGCAAGTGATACATTCTTATTCCTCTGCCGCCATCTTAGCGAAGTATGACAGAGAATCGTCTTCATCACTTGACGATGATTCAATCGTTGGTTGCGGTGCAGCCACGATAGTTGGTTCTGGACTAGAAGATACTGGTGCAGCTTCCGCAGATTGCGTCAGTGCCTCATTCTTCATAGTAGAACCCGCACCTACTGAGTGACCTAGTACAAGTTGTAGACGAGAATTTAGATCCTCATACGACTTGTAGTTAGCGGGATCGATAAACTCCCGTAGTTCAAACAGTTGGTTGTAGGTCGCCTCAAGTCGTGTCTCATCAGCATCAAATAATGCGTTTGGAGATTTGAACTCCGACTTATCATAGTTACGATAACCCGCAACATTACGAATCTTCAACTGAAAGTCAGCACCTTCCCAGAAGTTAAATGGATTGACCGGAGTCTCGCCAGGGAACTGTGGTTGCATAACGTCCATGATCTTATCAAAGATCTTCTTACCATAAACGAACAACTTCACTTGACCTTCGTTCTGAGGGTTAGCTGGATCACTAACAATCAGTACGTTAGAGATGTAGTGCAGTCTACGTTTCTGTTTACGAGCAGTCTCTTTGTCCTCTTCATTACCAGAGTTCCACAGACGTGAGTTCAACTCACCGACTGGATCCTTCTGACCGATTGAAGTAAGAGACTTCTCGATATACCATTGACCAGTTGGGCCTTTAAAACCGTGATCCCAGTAACGTTCCCAAGGAAGTTCCTGACCTTCAGTTTCAGGTAAGAATCGAATTACAGCATATCCGTTACCAGCGTCATCGACAGTTGGTTTCCAGATACGGTCATCTTCGTATTTGTTTTTAGTTTTCTGACCACCAGCAACTTCTTGGGCGGCAGATACGAGTTTAGAGATGTCGGTGCGACCCGACTTTAGATTAGCAAAAGACATATTGTTTTCCTTTATATTAACAATGTATTAGACAGTTTATCCACTAGTTGATCATATTATAAGACAGTATTATACCACATATAGTATTCATATGGCAACTATTATTTATACAGATCGGAAATTAATCATTTCTGTATCTTTCCCAACCATGCAGTGACGACTAACCTTGTACCCTTTACAACCGGAGACGCAGCGTGCCAATGATCAGCTGGAAATACTATGGTCTGACCTTCTTCTATTTTCGGAGAATAACCAACATCGTCATCCTCACTTGAATACAAAACAAGACCATCCCCTTCGAAGTCATCTGATAGTTCAAGAATACTCACCGTAGTATATATTCTATTTTCCTCTTCACCTATAATGCGATCATAATGTTTAACAAACTTCTGACCCTTATCGTAATGAAGAACATCTATCTGTGTGACTTCTAATTCACCGTACATGGAGGCCATTTGTTCACAGAACTCCGGATACCATGTACGATGGACATCTAACTTAGTACTGGTACGATCGTTGGAAAGATATCCATTGGTACCAACACTAACCTGACTAGGTGTTACTGACAAAGAACCTGAATAGAAATCGTCCTTGATCTCATCCAGAAGTTCTTTGTCTATAATGTATCGACCCTCATACATCCAAAGTATTAACCTTTGGTATTATATTCAGATCCATTGCTTCCTTCTCAAGTTGTTCTACTATAGGCAGATTGAGGTACTTCTTAATATCTTCTATCTCGATATTATTCTTTTCACACAACCAGACTATCGCATCAAGGTAAGACATCGAGTTCGTCCGAACTGCCATCTCCACCATCGATGAGAACTTCTTCTTGTTTAGGAAGTTTTCTTTCGTGGACTCTTCTTGGTTCGTTTCCACCATACCACTCCTTTTTTAGTTCTTGTGTCCACACCTGACTGATGTCTGGATACCATGTACCCACAGATCGTTTAGGTGTTCCATCTGGATAGTACGCCATTGTCGTACAGATTGTCATCATTCGGCCTTCACGGTTACGACCGTAACGACTGTCTTGATACACACCCCCAGATAGATAGGACTTCAAGTTTTTCAGATAGACATCCAAGATCTGATATTCGTGTCGTTCCTTACTATCCTTAGATAGACGTTGTCTCTTTATGGAGTTCAGTTCAGATGTGATTTCTTTCACCCACACCCGAACCTTCTTCCAATGGATAGGACTATCTTCGTCCATCTCCAACAACTCAGGACTGACCGATTTAGATCCATCGTGTCCACGTTTTTCACGAGCGATCCGCAAACGTTCTGCTGCAGCCAGTCGCTGTTCTTCAGTCATAGGTTTACGTTTCTTCTTCATAAATTACTCGATCGGCATAAAGGTTAAGAGTGAATCGTAACGGAAAGATCTCCACTCATTAATACTTAGGTCATACACACGACACGCAACTTCTTCGTTGTTCGGTGCCTTGTCTGACTTAGGACGTTTGTCTTCCGGAATCATATCCGTTAACAGTGTTGCTTTCATTTCACGAACACCACCATCCTTCACTTTGGTAAACGACAGACTTACCATTCCGTCTCGAAGCATGTCGAGGATTTCAGCTTTACTATAATTCACTTCACTCATGATTTTTCTCCATCTAACTTTCCATTATGTAAATCTTTTAACCATTGGTCACCCTGATCAAACCAGATTAGGATCTGTTCCATCGAACTCAATAGTTTCTCAATACTATCCGACTCTTCGGACTTCTCGGCCATCTTGTCGTCACCGACCTTACCTTCTTTACGATCAAGAAAATAACGGATGGTGTCAACATAAGAATCACGCAGATACTCTACAGTAACCGACTCTGCCTCTTCAGCGGATATATCCGGAAGAGCAACACGATTGACCGGAGCGGACATCGGTGCATCTTCTTTCGGTAACGGTTTAGAACTATCACCCTTTGTTGCTTTAGCTTTCATATTAAATTTCTCCTATGCGAGTATTTTCTAGTACATCACTAAAGTGTGCTTTCGCATAGTCACTAGCATCACTCCAATGAATTGGGGACATGTCATCGTACTTCTCTACCGATGCCACTAATTTATCAACACGTTTCTCATGCGCCTTTGCTGACTGGATCTTCTCCGCAGCACGTCTGATCATGGCATAACGTTGTGCTTTACTTATCTTCATTCTTAACTCCACGTTTCTCGAATTTTTCGGACAACCAACTCTTGTTGTTTTCTTCGTACTCTTCAATCGACAGATTCTTCTCATTCCAATAATCGCGTTCTTCGCAATTCTCTATCCAATGGTTACGCAAGAAGTTCTTCCAAGTGTCACTGCACATTCATTATACCTCATCAAAGGGGAAACAGTCAAGGAAAAGTTCACGTTCTAAACGATACGCTTCTTTCTCCCAAGGTTGGTTCATGTAATCATAACCATCAGCCTTGCGTCCTTTCCAAGCGAACCCACCTTCACTGGTAAGTTGACCTCGGAAGAACTGACGAGCATGAACCATCTCGTGAGCAAGTGCTTGCATCTGTCTCATGAAACTCTGACCTTTAGTTGCAATGGTCAAGTAAACAGACTTGGTGTCTCCCATACAGAGACCTTGTGCTTCACCGTCTAACTTAGACTGAAACTCAATCGCAAGTTCACGGGCAGTAAAACGGTGGATATCTAACGCAACCATGAGGTTACGGATGTATTGATCAACAACTTCTTTCTTTGCGTGACGACCAGCAACGTAATACATATTCACTTCTCTCATCAATTAAGTACACATTATAAGGGATGGGGCAGAGAAAGGCAAGCGTTATTTACCAATATCTTTAATATTATTTCTACCGATCACCTGATATGCACCTTTGTTATAAGCAGGGGCGATAGTATAACCAGATGAAATATGGACTCTCTCTTCACGAGAAAGTGTTTCATTAACTGTACATTGTACATTATTAGAAACACTTGGGTAGTCCGGTGTGTCGCGCCTGAAGGGCGTCTCAGGTGAGTACTCCTTGAACTCGACCTCACGGGTCTTAGTCTTGCCCCATGCGTTATACGACTTCTTACGACCGTTCGGGTAGTGTCTCATACTGCCGTGCAACATCTAGATATTCTCCATTCTTCTTGGACTCTTTCTTCTTGTCCACGTGGGTATCGGGTTTATGGTACTTATCCATATTTTTCTTAACGGGGTTCTTACGATACTGTGTTTTGTTTTTCATTCGGACACATCAACCATGATTATATCATACTGGCCTGACGTGGTCAAGCGTTCCATCTCATCTAATGCAGAACGAATGTTATCGTACTCACTGATCAGATCGTTCTTCTCGTCTAACAATTGAACCTTCATTACCTTCGTTCCCCTAGAGTTTATTGCCATAGTAATCATGCGTCCCAGCCTCCCAATTCTTTCTCCGAGCGCTGACCTCCAACATACTGTTTAAACTTGCTTTCCAACCACCATAAGCAAAAAGGATTACAAACAACGTTGCTAGTACCAACATTACGCAGCCTCCTTACGTGACAGGTGATATTCTGAACGATC